TCTGATTTTGCGATTCACTTATTGAATAATCACGTGGTTAATAAACCATCTAACGAAAAAATTAGAGAAATTTTATTGTCAGCTTTAGAGATTGAAAAAGAATTTATCACCGAATCATTACCAGTTTCTTTGATCGGTATGAACTCTAATCTAATGAAACAATATTTGGAGTTTGTTACCGATGGGTTATTAGTTAAATTTGGGTGTAGAAAAGAATTTAACGTTGAACAACCTTTTAAGTTCATGGAACAAATTGCCGTAGAGACAAAGGGTAACTTCTTTGAATCTAGAACAGTTGAATATCAGAAAGCTAAGCTAAACGAAAAAGTTAGCTTTACCGATGACTTCTAAAATTAAGTTTAAAATTTATAATATAAAATAAAATGATCATACAAAAACGTAATGATGAGCAAGCCGCTTTTAACCCGTCAAAAATTTTGACCAGGATTAAAAGATCCGCTAAGGGTTTAAAGGTTAACTCAGACGAAATATTTATTAAAGGTATAACATCACTACCTAACGAAGGTGTGGTGACAACTAAAGAGATCGATAAATTGTTAGCTGAAATTGCGGCATCATATACTGGGAGTCACTACGACTACAGTAAATTAGCCGCTAACATCGCAATTTCATCTTATCACAAAGAAACAAACCCAAGCTTTAGCGAAACAATGAAAGTTTTAGCTGAAGACGGTGTCATTAATCAGGAACTCATTAAAATGATTGATGAGTATGGACCAGATAAAATTGATGCAGCGGTTAACCATGATAGGGACTTTAAATTCGATTATTTTGCTTGGAGATCTTTACATGAGATGTACTTAACTAAAACATCAGCAGGTAAACAAATTGAGAGACCACAGCACATGTATATGCGTGTTGCTATTTGGGTAACTAAATCTTTAGATGAGGCGATTGAATACTATGAAGCATTATCTAATCAATTTATTTCCCCAGCGACACCAATCATGATTAATTCTGGTACTAAGATACCGCAATTAGCGTCATGCGTTCTTCACTACAATAATGATGACTCAAGAAACGGTCTTTTAGATTCACTGAGAGACATTTCAGTTTACTCGGCTGATGCGGCTGGTATCGGCTTGTGTATGTCAAATATTCGTAGTAAAGAAAGTAGAATTAAAACATCGGGTGGCTTTGCTGGTGGTTTATTGAAATATCTTAAGATTGTTAACGAATCGCTTCGTTTCTTTAATCAACAAGGACGTAGACCAGGTAGTGCGGCAATTTATATTGAACCGTGGCACAAAGATATCTTCGACCTACTCGAAATTAAAAAGAACACAGGTGCTGAAGAATTGAGAGCGAGGGACTTATTTACAGCTTTGTGGATTCCAGATAACTTCATGAGAGCGGTTGAAGAAGATGGTGATTGGTACCTATTCTGCCCAAATGACATTGTTAAGAACGGTATTAAACCATTACAGGATTGTTTTGGTGAAGAATATGAGGTTAACTATAATAAGGCCGTTGAAATGGGTTTAGGGAAGAAAATAAAGGCTCAAGATATTTGGATTAAAGTTATTGAATCACAAGTTGAAGCTGGCGTACCTTACCTATGTTCAAAAGATAATGCAAACAGAAAAACCAACCACCAAAATATTGGTGTGATTAAACAGTCAAATCTTTGTAATGAGATTTACCAGTACACTGATGAGAAGACAACCGCTATTTGTACTTTATCATCTATGGTAATTAAAAATTATGTAAACAACAAAACTTTTGATTTCGAAAGATTATTCACCGAAACCAGAAAAGTTGTTAGAGCACTTAATAAAGTTATCGATATTAACGCATACTCAACTGAAAAGGGTAGAAAAGGTGGTTTAGACCAAAGAGCAATTGCTATCGGTGTTCAAGGTTTAGCGGATGTATTCTTTTTAATGGATTATGTCTTTACATCTGAAGAAGCTAAAGAGTTGAATAAAAGAATTTTTGAAACAATTTACTACGCTGCTGTCACAGAAAGTAATGAATTGTGCCGTTCTGGTAAATACAAACCATATAAACACTTTAAAGGTTCACCTATGTCAAAAGGAATATTCCAATTCGATATGTGGGGTGTTGAACAAAACTCATTAATGTGGGATTGGGAAGGTTTAAAAGAATCTGTTAAAGAATATGGTGTTTGTAATAGTTTATTTACGGCACAAATGCCAGTAGCATCTTCTGCTAAAATCACTGGTTCATATGAAATGACCGAAGTAATTCCATCGAACCTTTTTAATAGAAGAGTTGTTGGTGGCGAGTTTTTAATTGCAAACAGATATTTGATTGAGGATTTTGAGGATTTGGGTATTTGGTCCGAATCATTTAAAAATGAAATCATTTTGAATGAGGGTTCGATTCAAAACATTAACTTCAATAAATTTTTGGAACCAACGGATAAGTATTATGAGAAAAAGATCAAAAGAATTGAACACTTAATTCAAAAATACAAAACTATCTGGGAGGTTTCTCAAAAAGAATTGATCACTATGGCAGCTGAAAGAGCACCATATATCGACCAATCACAATCAATGAACGTTTATTTTCAAGCACCGACAGTACAAAAGTTATCTTCTAGTCACTTTTGGGCGTGGAAATCTGGGTTGAAGTCTTTAGCTTATTATGTTAGAACTAAAGCGATATCAACTGGAGCAAAACATTTAGCGATTAGCGTACCCTCAAACGAGGTAACAAAAACCGAACAGGTAGCTTTACCAGCGCAACCACAATTAAGTGATCTACCACAAAAACCAGAAAATAGTCAATTCGATTGTTTTGGTTGTAGTGCCTAATTGATAATAAGATTATTAGAAAATGAAATCCCGTTAATAGCGGGATTTTTTTATTTACAAAAAATAAATTATTACGATATTTATTTATAAAAGAATATGGCGATTAGAAAACAAACATTTGGTATAGATTTCCCTTTTGTCCAGTCAGATAACGGTGATTTTGTTAACATGACATCCATACCAGAATCTGAGGTTAAAAGCATGTTAATACATTTACTATTAACTAGAAAGGGGTCTAGATACTACTTACCAGATTTTGGTACAAATTTGTACCAGTATATTTTTGAACCTTTAGATGAAATAACTATGGGTAAAATAGAAAATGAAATAACTGACGCTATTGAAAAATATATACCAAATTTAAAACTAAATGCTGTTGAAATAACAAAAGTTGGTGATGAGGAAGCTAATAAAAATAACACTGACTTGGAACACCATATAAGAATAAACTTAGATTACACCATATCAACCAGAACGTTCCAAACGAGCGATAAATTAAGTATAACAATATAAAATGGCTAGACAAATAAACTACAGTAAAAGGGATTTTGCTTCGTTAAAAACCGAGCAAATAAATTACATTAAACAATATTATCCTGATGTTGTACAAAACTTTAATGACGCATCAATTCTATCCGTGTTTTTGGATTTAAATGCGGCTATTGCTGATAACCTAAACTTCCAAATTGACCGTGCTTTACAGGAAACGGTATTAGATTATGCTCAAGAAAGACAATCACTATTTAATATCGCAAAAACTTATGGTTTAAAATTACCATCAAAGTCTGCCGCAGTTGCTGTAGTTGAATTTACAGCGCAAATACCAGTATTCGGTGATCAAGAGGATAAAAGATATCTACCTGTTATTAAAGCGGGTACTCAAGTAACAAACGGTTCTGGTACCTATGAGGTTTTATATGACATAGATTTCGCTTCAGCGTTAAATAGCGCTGGTAAACCAGATAGAACAAAAAGACCAATATTTGTGAATAACAAGTTAACTGGTTACTCAATAACAAAAACTGGTATAGTTGTCGCTGGTACAAGTAAAATATTCTCCCAAGTTTTTGCCGCTACGCAACCATTTTATAAGATAACATTACCTGAGAGTAATGTACTTTCAGTTGAAGGTGTATTCCATAAGTTTGGTACAAACTTTACGACATCACCAGCCGACTCTGAATTTTTAAGTAGCTCAAATAAATGGTATCAAGTACCTTCTTTAGCGGAAGATAGTGTTTTTGTTGAAGACCCTAATTCACCTAGAGTTAATGGTATCGCTAAAGGCGTTTACGAACAAATTGATCAAAGATATATTGTTGAATATACACCTAACGGTTTTTGCCAACTAACCTTTGGTGCCCAAACAGACACATCGTTAGATATTTTAGATGATTTTATGGACAACGGTGGTTTTAGTTTAAAAAGTTTTTTAAGAAATGGTAGTTTAGGTTTGGCCCCGATAACAAACACGACCATGTATATTAAGTATAGAATTGGTGGTGGTGTTGAA